GGTCAACAATGCGTCGGCCATTGTGATACCGACGGCTTTGATGTACGGCTCGTTCTTTCCTGCCTCCGGGTCCATCATCCGCTTCAGGTATTCCGGTGGGCGGGCCTGCCAGTCGGACAGGTTGTCGTTCACGGCAATCGAACCGTCAATGGTGATACGGACGTGACTCACTTCTTCCCCTTCAGGTGGGCTAGTTCATCTCGGAGAGCTTGCAGTTCAGACTTTTTGACGATCTCGGAGTCGCCGTCGGTTTCGATGACATGCACGATGGCCTCGCCCAGCATCTTCACGGTGTGCTCAACCTGCTGATACATCTCGGCTGGCATCGAAGCCATCTTGAACAGGGGCAGCCGGATCGTGACAGGTTCCTCGCCGGCCTCTATGTTGCCGGGGTGCGGTAAACCGTTGGTGAGTTTGTTGGCGATCAGATCAGCGATGGCAGTGTTCACGATGCGCTGCCGTCCATGTCGATTGTTGACACGGTGAATTCGCCGGATGAGCTGAACGCCCGAGCCCCTTTGGTGATGGGGAATTCCCCGTAGAACGTTCCCCCCGTTGGGGCGGCAGACCAGAACGTGACGCTGTAGACCGTGCTCTCAGGTTCACCGCCAGTGAAGTTGATCGGGGATGCCAGTGAGAAGTCGCCGCTGCTCGACAGCGAACCCCAGCTAACTGGGCGCCGCGCTGCGGTAGTAACGTTTGCGGTCCCATAGAGTCCTGCCGAATCGTGGTGCAACTGGGCATAACTCAGGACGGCTTTCAGGGCAGTGGATGCGACGGCTATGGCCGCATCGTTAAGACCGGGCATTAGTCTCCCTTAGGGAATGAGTGGGATGCCGACAGCACCCCAGTGGCTGACTCCAGCGGCAGTGGTGAGTGTGGTTTCCGTTTTCCGGTCCAGTGCTGCTGTGTCCTGATACAGGTGGGCGAACTCGACACCGAACGTGTAGGGAACATTGAACCGTGTCGTGCCGCTGGGTGTGGTGAATGCGGCCCCGTTCCATCCCCCGAAGCCGCCCACCACCACCTGGCCCGGTCCCGTCGAAACGGTGACCGTCGGCACTTCCGTCGAACCTGAGGTGGTGACGGCATTGCCGAAACTGGTGACGTTGGTGTAGGCGACGGAATTAACCCCGGCGTAGGCCCCGCTCGTTGCCGACAGCGCAATGGTTTTCGTTCCCGTCGGCGGATTCAACAACCCGAATAGGCGCACAGCACCGTAGCCGCCAGAACCGTAGTAGTAATTGAATTTCGCCCCGATCAGCGTCATCGCCACCCCGTCGCATGTTGCGGTGATGGTCGGTTCGGGATCAGACCAGGTGGAAATCATGACGACGAGCGCGTTCGCCGTAGCGCCGATAGTGTGCGAATACGACCAGCTTGAGGCGTGGGCGTGGGCTCCCGTCCCGGTGGAGTCGTAGCCCACCACGGCGGGAGTTGTCGTAGTGCCAGCATTGCCGCCCACCAAATCCAGCGCGGACAGCACATAGTTGCCGCTGCCGTCGAGTGTGGCATCCCCCGCGATGATGAACTCGCCGTAACAGGTTCCACTGGTTGAGGCGGACCACAATGTGACCGAGTAGACGGGGCCGCCGGGTGTTCCCCCTGTGAAGTTCAATGATGAGGAGATTCCGAAGTTTCCTGTCCCGGTGACGGTTCCCCAGGTGATGGACTGGCGTGTGGTTGCCGCGATGTTGGCGGTTCCGTTACCGGCCGGCCCGGAATGAAGCTGCGCGTACAGCAGCGCACCTTTGAGTGCGGTGGCGGCTACACCCATCGCTGCGCTGTTCAGACCAGGCAAGGTTCTTTTCCTACGATTCGTCTGTTAGGTCGGATGAGGTTGCGAGGAAGTCGATCTGGGTGACGAGGAATTTCCCTTCGGAGTTGAACGCGTTGTCACCGGACAGCGGGCATTCGGCGTAGCAGTTGCCGTCCGTTTCGGCATCCCACAGCGTGACCGAATACGCGTCACCGCCGGGTGTTCCGTCGGTGAACTCCAGTTGCGACAGCAACGCGAACTCGGTGGTTGAGAGAACCGACCATGTGACGGGTTGGCGGGCGGCGATCGCGATGTTGCTGGTGCCGTCCACCCCAGCGGAACCGGAGTGAAGTTGCGCGTAAAGCAGGCTGGCCCGCAACGTCGCCGCCGTCAAAGCCAACCCGGCAGAGTTGACCGGCATTGGTCAGTTCAACCCGTACACGAAGAGCTGCTGCAACGTGATCGAGTTCGACGCCGAAGAGGCCGAGCATGTGACATTGAAATTCAGGAAGTTCGTGATCGACGTGTCGAGCGTGGCGACGGTCGGCGTGGTCAGGGATGCGCCCGCACCAACCCCGTAAATGAACGGAGACGCGAGGCCGGGGCTGACAATCGTGCCGGTGCCGCGCACCGTCGAGTTCGCACCCGCCGCGCCCTGGCTGACCAACAGCACATCGCCCTGCAACTCCCAAATCTGGTTGCTAACACCAGAACCGGTCGTCAACGCTGCGGAGCCGAGCAGGATCGCCGCCGACGTGCTACCCGCCGAGCCGCCGCGAATCGTGAACGTGTAGGTTGGTGTGCCGGTGGAACTGAGGATTCCGCGGGCGACGATGCGGATACCCTTACCAACCGCTGTCGGGTTGGGAAGCCAATAGTCGGGGGGCAGGTGCGCCTGAACGCCCATGCCCGTGGTGTCGTTGATCTGCACCTCAGACGTGAACGACGCCTTCGCCGTCCCGGCCGTAGTCGAACCGTAGATAAGCTCGACGTTCGTGCCAGTTAAGAAACTCACTGCTCCTCCTTTGCCAACCCTGATGGGCTGTTTATTTGGTTGGTTGTAACGGAACGCCGACAGAACCGATAGCGGTAGCTCCCGATGCGATGGTCGCCCCGAACGTCACCGACGGGTAAGCGCCAGGGCCGTCACCCGCTATGACGGCCAGACCGTTGCTCGCCGAATAGTTCCGGTTGGCGCGTTGGGTTTGGGTATAGGCCGAGAAGTTGTAGATGTAGCCGGCGAACGTATGGAACACCAACTCCCCGGAGATGGAGGGGACGGCGAACGATGGCGAGGAGCTGACGCCCGTGCCGGTAGCGACGGTGCCGAAACCGCCGACACCCGAATACGAGAACGATGTCGGGGTGGTTTGATAGCTGGCGCTGCTGCTGTTGAAGGTGACAGCGGCGGTCTGCGCCCCCGTCGCCGGATTCAACAACCCGAACACCCACAGCGATTCGTAAGCAGTTCCATCAAAGCCATAGTTCGTGACCGCCGCCAACTGGGTCATCGCCACCCCACCATAGGTGGCGGTAGTGGTCACCGTGTTGTTGGTGCAGAAGCCACTCATCACGACGATGACAGCGTTGGCGTTCGAGCCTGCGGTGTGTGTCCACGACGATGTGCCGTTGTTCGCCACCACAGCCTGTGTACCGTTCGCGGTGGCATCGAATACGGGGCTGATGCGGCGGGTTTGGGATTTGGGTTTGCGGCGGAAGTTCTTACGCAGCGCCATCGGCCCAACATTCGGGTTGGGGATCATCGGTCTGCGGTAGAACCGGAAGATCGGACTTTCTCCGACCGAATGCGTAGCCCACTCGTACTCTGTGTCGGCGACACCGACAAGGTCGGTGCGTACCCACCAACCCGGCGATGGCGACTGGACAGACCCCGGTTGTGTCATTGTTCTGCTGGCGGCGCTTCGACGGGGGCTGTGTCGGTGGATACCACGTTCGACCCATCCGAATCGGTGGTGATGGTGACGGTGACCGCATCGGTGACGGGAATTACCAGCGGCGGGGTTTCGGGCACCGGGGCCACCAAACTGTTCTCGGTGATGATTTGAGCGATGCGTTCGTCTACATACGTTTTGACGGCATCGCCCACCACTGCCGCGATTTCGTGTGGCGGTGTCGGCGCGTTCGCCTTCAGCATGGCATCCCGCTGGGCGGTGAGCCGTTCCCCTAGTGAGGTCATTGATCGACTCCGATCCATTGGTTGATCTTCGGCGGCCACGACGCATACGGAGGACTGAAAAGACTACTGGCCTGGTAATTGCCGTTCCCACCGAAACCCCACCCGCGATATGAGGCACCGTATAGAGACGTGCCGGAATCGGTGTAGGTGAAGATGGTTGTGCCGTTGACCTGACCGGTGAACTTCAACGGTGTGGCCGGTCCTTTGTCGCCGCAGTAGAAGGTTAGAGTCGAACCGGTGCCTGGGACGGTGATAGAGCCGCTGGTCTTCTGAACTTCCGTTCCGCCTGTGCAGATGAAGAATTTGTATAGACCGTCGCCGGAGAAGCTGAGCATCACATAGTTTTTGAAATCTGATGAAATCCGGCCAAGGAGCCACACGTTTGACACGGTGGGGCCATAAGTGGTGGGCGCGGAGCCTAGAACGACAGAAATTTTCTGGTAGTCGGTACTGCTTGACGATCCGGCGCCGCCCCATTTCAGGTAGGCCAGGTTATTCGCGGTCACGCCACTGGTGTCTCCAACTACCCATGTAGCGTAATTGCCGTCAGCGACATAGCGGCCTGTGCCGGCCACCGAATACGTTCCGGTCCAGCTACCACCCCCGGTGATGATGTCACCCGAGTAGTTGAAGTCGTCCCCCGCGATGGTGCCGGTCGATGTGGTGGCATCAACCTGAGCCACCTTCGCCGAAGTGGCCGTCACCGCAGCAGCCGTATTCGACAACACCGTCTTAGAGTCTTGCTGCGTGAACCCAGATCCGGTGGTGTTCCCCAAGCCGGTGACGATGTTATCGACGGTCGTGCCCACACCGGGGACCGCGGCATCAGGAATCAGATCGGTCTTCATCAGCACCGCTTCATCCATCTTCACCACACCAGCAGTGATGGACTGCGACACATGGAACTTCAGCCTGATCTGATCAACCTTCGCGGGGACTGTGTAGGTGCCCGTTAGTTTCACCCACGCGCCGCCGCTGTCAGTGCCGGGGAAACTGATCGTGTCGATGACTGCACCGCCGACATCGACGTACACGACACCGCCGGTCCTGGCGTCCCGAGACTTCCGGTACTTCTGAACACCGATGACAATCTCGTCGCCACCAGTACACACAAGGTCTTCCCACTTCGCCCAGCAGGTCAATGAAATGTTCTCATCGACAACAACCGGAACTTCGTTCGACAGGAAGTCCTGATGGTGGCCGTTGCAGTCCAGGTGGGCGCATCCGTTCGTGAGGTGCCCGTCGCTGCCATCCCATGACCAGTCGCGCGAACCCACAACCGTGGTGGGGTCGGTGAAATCCTGCGACACCAGCATGTTGGTATCCGCGATGGTGACCGCCGTTGCCGGCGCAATGCCCACACTGTTGGCTGTTACGGTGCCCGACACAGCGGTACCCGCGACCGGAACATTACCGGCGGCCAGGTCGTCCCTCTTGGCGATGTTCGCGCCCATCGCGGTGTACTGCCGGAGCTTAGAATCCGAGACAGCGGAATCGGCCTGCGCCCCAGTGGTCGAATCAGAGCGGGCACCTTGGAAGATGGTGACGGCCCAATCCGGTTGCGTCATGGGATCGGTTGAACCCTCACACCGAAGTGGGTGGTATCACCCGAAGTGGTGAATGTTCCCGTCCCGGCTTGCCGCTCTGCCCGCAGATAGACGGTCGCCGCGTATCCGGCAAGAACCTTGTCATACGTTGACGATGCGCCGCCAGGCGGGCCGGGGGACAGCACTGTTGTCTGATAGAACGACATGTACACCGACTGCAGAGCCCCGAAGCCGCGCCCGACGATGTTGCCCGATGTTTCATTGTTCAGGCGGGCAATGAGATCAATCCGCACATCAGCCCAAGTGGTGTGAACAACACTCTGCCCATATACTTCGGGTCGCCAGTCGAACGGCTGCGCCGGGATCGCCACCGAACACAGCGTGTAGTTCGGGTTACCGGACGGCGTGTTCGCAATCGAGGCAGGCACATAACGATCCCCCACCTTCTGCGCCTGCAAACTAAACGACGTCAGATCATCGTTCACCACGGCGATCCGGCCGGCCACCGGAGTGCCGAAATCGGACGGTGTGACCAAAGTGTCGCCAGGGATGCCCTGCGGCCCCTTATGCAGCACCAAATCCAAGCTGTACACACCGGGTGAGGTTTCGGTCCACGACGCCGAATCAGCTGTGGGGTCGTCAGCCTCAAGCGCAGTGAAGTTCACCGCCGACAGTGTCGGGGTGTCGCCCTTGTCGCCCTTCACCAGGGCGGGAAAACTGCCCAGTCCCCCGGTCGGCGCCGCAACGGCAATGAACATCTGGCTCGAGGCGTCCCAGTCCAACGGGACACGAAATTGTGCCGTGTCAATGACGAGATACTCTTTGCCGTCGATGGTGGTGGTGTTCCACGTTGTGCTAGGCAATGGATTCTCCTTTAGGACTGCGGCGCGAGAGTGATCGTGTTGACGGCTTCGAGCACGCCAGAGATGAACCTTTGGTGTTTGGCGAGCGGGCTTTCCTCCGCTTTGCCGTCGCCCACCTGAACCATCACGTCGCGGGCATCAGGGGTGAGCCGGAACATGATGGTTTCGATGTAGTCGGTGAAGATTTTTGTGCGCCCGTCGTAGACGAGGGACACCAGGCCGCCTTTGAAGATGTCCAGGCCGAGCTTGTAGACCTCGCCGTCGCGGAACAGGAACTGACCGCTGACGTATCCCCGGCTGTCCCAGAAGGCGTTGAGGAAGCCGAACACCGTTTCGATGTTGTATGGCGCGCTCGCGGTCGCGTGGATGACTTCGACGCACGGGTGGTAGGGGCCGTAGGTGGCGCGGCGCCCGTAATGCTCGATGAGTTGGAAGGCGAGGATCGCATTGTTCAGGAAGCCGTCGAACAGGTTCGACGGGATTCCGATGAATCCCAGCAGGATGGAGATCGCGTCGATGATCCAGCCGAAGATGAAATTAAACAGGTGGTTGAGCCACTGCGGTGACCGGCCGCCGATGATGTGCTGCCATCCTTTTTGGGTGTGGAATGACAGTTTGCAGCTAGCGACCGATCCGCGTTCGCTGGGATCGGGTGCGATGATGACAGCCCACGGCGGCACATAGTTCAAACCCAGGGCTGGCGATGAGAACACACCGGACATGCCGGGGACGGTCTGCACGATGTAGCCCATGTCCCCGAAGAACGAGCCCAGCAGATCGACAATCGTCCGCAGCACCGAATCAAGCACGGTCCCGGTCGGGCCGGTGATCTGGCTGCGGTCAACGATTTTCACCACATACGACGGCTGGTACAGACCGGCCCACGGATCGGGTTGCGGATCGCCGGGCAACCACAAATCAACCTGCACCGTCGTGCCGTAGGCGCGGGTAATGTCCTGAATGACCGAGCCGCACGTTTCCATCCGCACCGTGCGGGCCACCAAACCCGATCCATCGGTGAACGGGTTAACCGGCGAGACGTAGATCGGGGTGCGTAGCCGGTCGTACAGGCTGCCACCGAGTAGTGCTGTGCCGAACCAGGCCCGTATGTCGGGGTTCAGCGACAGTGCATTATTTATGAATTCGTACATGCCCAATTGAATTCTCATACTGCACTCTGAAATCATCTGGGCGATAACGGTGTTCAATCCCCAGATGAAGATGGCGCGGCCCGGTATCTGCGTTTGGATCGGCAGCAGCCAGTTCGGCCAGATCACCAAATAATTCAGTATGTCCCAGATGCCCAGGCAGTGGGCAGTGCCCACCCACTCGTTGTTGTTGTACTCCCAATCAAACGAATCGACATAGAACGCCATGCGCAGGCCGCCGGTTTCGACGGTGACACCCACCATCGTGTCCCTGCAACCCATGAACGTGTGGACGTACTTGCTGCCGCCCTTGATTTTGATGGAACACGTCGGCACATTGTTACGCGGATCAGAGCCGGTCAACTCCATCAGGTCGTCGCCCAGCTCGCCAGTCTCACGCCAATAGGCGTCGTACAGGCGAACCTTCCACGTCTTGTCGTAATACTCGCGGTACTCGGCGATCTCATCAGCGGCAATCGCCCGCGACATCACATCACTGTTGGTCAGCGTGCTTTGCAGCTTGGTGAGACTCTGACCGGGGTCGAGGCCGGCCACCGGGCTGGACCCGAACGTGATGCCCGTGACGTTGCTGCCGGCGTAGGAGTAGTAGCCTTTCGCGGTGTTCGCCATCAGTAAGGCAACCTGCGCAACGGTGTGCCGGAACCGATGATCTGGCTGTCCTGGTTGCCGTTATCAATGCGGCACGCGACGTGATACAGCGTCGGCGCCGCGCCGGGTGATTTCGCCGGGATGGGCTTTGCGAAGCGGCCACTCATCAACTGGTACGGGTTGCCGGTCGGCGTCAACACACCGAACACCGAAGACAGCGGTGCAGTGCCACCCGTCGAAAGGAACGACAGATAGTCGTTGTATGCCTGCGTGAACTCGGCCTGCGACTGCGACGATGTCGGCTTGGTGGACATGTCGATCACGCCACGCTTGCGTGGGTCGGTGCGCACTTGAACGATCTGATTGGGCAGCAGCGGCCCGATCTTCACCATGTCCGAACTTGACGGTCCGCCCGCAATCCAGAAGGTGCCAGGCCCGAAAAGGGTGTAGCGCGGCCACATGTCCTGATCGCCGGGATTGGTGAACACCAGATAGCCATCTTGCGCCGATGTGGCATTCACCCCAGCGGACCAGCGCCTGACACCCAGCGGGCGAATCAGGCCCGATCCGGTCGCCTCACCGAAACCTGCCTTGCGGTACGACGAACCAACATTCGATGTCGTTCCGGTCTCTTTGGCGGTGAAAATCTCCGAACCATTCCGCAACACCTTGTAGGTGCGAGCATCATCCTCAGTGCCGCACACCAGGGTGAACTTCTCCCCCGCATACGGTGCCGGGGCGGCATTGAAGAACCACCAAAACCACCAGTTCGACCAGTAGCCGCCATAGCCCTGTTCGCGGATCACCGTCTCCGAGCCGCTGACGAAAGACGACAGCCGGATGGTGGACAGTCCTAGCCTGCAACGGATACCGTCAGCTCCGGCTGTTCCGCTGTTAGCCATCCGCGCCCACAAATCAATGTAGGTGTTCTCCGGGTAGGTGGGCTGGCTGTTGGTGCCCAGTTGTACCGACACCACCATGTTGTCTGCGCCGCACGTGTAGCTGGTGCGGCGGGCCACCACTGTGCGGGCGCCCTGGAATGAAGTGAGAGCTTGGTCCCCGTCCACATAGAGGCTGCCCGTGCCGGCGCCGCTGTATTGGGTTGTCCAGCCGGTGACCGGATCGCCTTCCGCAATGAGGTATTCGAACTCGTCGACGTTATCGTCGTAGACGAACCGGAACTGGTCGCAAGCTGGGTAGGTGCGCCAAAACCCGTCGTCGCAACGTAACTGGAGTTTCAGTTGCTGACTGCGTTTGGCCCCGCCAGAAAGTTGATCATCGCTGGGGCGGTTCCAGCGCACCGGAGCCCACCAGCGGCCCATCTCGTGGGTGTACCACGATAACTCCGAAAGCTGTTTGGTGTCGATTGAGTTGATCAGGTGGGACACGACGCGGCGCAGGTATTCGGGGTTGCGTCCCACGCAGTTGACGTCGAGGGACACTTCCATGGGGTCATAGAGACTGTCGACGAAGGTGGTGCCATCCTGGGTGGCGCCTTTTTGGTCGATGATCTTCCACGGCGCGATAAGGCCTTTGATGTTCTTCAGCTCAACACGTTCGGGAATGGTGCGGTCGGCGATAGACAGTGGACCCATCAAGTTGAATACGATGCTGTTGTCGTAGGACCGCAACGCCACATGCGGGATGCGGTCACTCATCAACTGGTAGGCGCCGTGGGGGGTGATCGGACCCGCCGGGTAGCGGACACTGGGGCCGAATGTCATCGCTGCCCCGGGCCGAGGGTCGCGGTTTGCAGGGTGTTCGCGGTGGTATCACGCAACATTCGGGCCGCGCTCTCATCCACGTTTTGCACTCCGTTGATGTTCAGGGTGACGTTCTGCGGGCCCTGCCCCTTGCCGGTGCCGCCCTGGTCGGGTGCGGCCGGCAGCAGTGGGGGCGGTGCGGGGGCCTGCTGCTGGGGGATCGGGGTTGGAGGTTTCCCGGCCAGGTTGGGCAGTTGGGGGGCCATGCCGGCGAATGATCCGGCGATGCGGGTGATCCAGTTGTCGTTGGCGATCTCACTGGCCCCGGTCGGCAGGAACGTTTCCATCAACCCTTCGGCGACGATGCCCGCGAATTGGCCGCCGGCTTTGATGGCGCGCTGAATTTCCTGGCCCGCTATTTGCACGGCGGCACCGGATCCGGGGGCGAACGCGTCGGCCGCCGCCGCCCCTGCACCCACCGCGGCGCCGAACAAGCCGCCGCCCCCACCCACCGAGGCGCCTTGCTGCGCTTTGGGTTCCGCCCCACCGATCTGGGTTGCCCCCGTCCCCACCTTTTCCGCCGGTGACCCAGCCATGGGGTTCGGTGCCATAGATTTGCCGAAGTCGCTGATAGCGGTCACCTGTTCGGGTGTCACAACATGTTCAGGTTGGCCGGTGTTGTTCTGCGCGATAGTGATACCCGGCAGCAATGGGCCGCCCTCGTCGTAGGTCATGGGTTGGTTGACGATCATGCCGTTGGGCAGATGCCACTGCTGGGAGAACTGTGGGCTGAGTGCCCCTGCGGCGGTGCCGCCGTATTGGGTCATGTTGGCGGCGCCACCGGATTCGACGTTCACCCCACCCAACGTTCCCGCCATGTGCCCACTCATGCCGGGCTGCGGATTCACGCCGATGTTGAACAGACTGTTTTTGTCGTAGCCGGGCATGAACCCCAGTGACTTGAAATCTGAGGTGGTGGAGAATCGTCGCACCCCGGTCTGCTGCCCAGTCAACGAACTATAGATATCCGACATGAACCCGGAGCAGTCGTACAGGAACTGGTGCAGGGCATCCCCGGCGCCGCCGTAGCGGTAGGGTTTGCCGCTTGATTCTTCGGCGATCTCAACCGCTTTGGCGTAACCGGCGGGCATAGCGGATAGGGCCTGCTGTTGCGTTGTCGTTCCGCCGCCCATCGCCGCGGCCACCGAATACGGTTTACCTGAGGTGTCGTAGCCGCCGACCTGATATTGGGGGCCGAAGGCGCCGCTCGCGCCGAGCATCCCGATGAGCCCTGAACCTGTCGCGCCCGGCCCGCCTTGGGCGGCCGAGATCGCGTTCAACTGCCCCATCAGGGGGGCGGCGGCGAGGCTGCCGATGAACCGCACCAGGTTGTCGGCCAGGCCCGCTAATCCTTTTGAGAGACCCAGGTCGCGATCGAGGCCAGCACCCAACGCGTCCATGCCCTTCGTCGCGTCCTCAACCTGTTTGGTGTAGACGTCGTTGAGCCGCATCTCGGCGGCCTGCTGGGCTCGCTGGGCTTCGAGAACTTTGTTCTTCTGATTGATGATCTCGTTCTGGGTGGCCACCCCGGAGGATTCCATCTGCCGCAGCTTGGCTTGCTCTTCGGCCGCCTTGTGTTGCGCCTCGAGCACGGCTTGGCGGGCCTGATATTGCTGCGTCGTTTCACCCGGTTCGACCGCACCGTAGCCGGGGGCATAGGGGATGGCGACGTCGATGCCGCCCGAGGTGCCGGCCTGCGAGTTCCGCAACTGTGTTTGTTGCGCGTTCTGCCGGGCCTCCGCTAACTGGTTCAAGGCCTGTTGCAGCTGGTCGGCGGTGTGGTTCTTGTCGGCCTGCACAGCGTCGAGTTGGGCTTGGGCTTGCGCGACTTTGTGGTCGGCCTCGATTTGGGACATGCGGGCCTGATATTGCTGCGCACTCTCACCCGGTATTGGGCCTGCAGTGTATTCGGACGGGTAGGGGATTTGCGGACCCGGACCCGACCCGCCCCCACTACTTACACTCGGCGGCGGCGCGAATCCCCCCAGCCCTTGGTTGACGCCCAGCCCAGTGTCCCTGCCCTGCCCGGCGGTGCCACCCACCCCGCCAGGGCCGCCGATGCCGCCCTGTGTGGGGGCCCCCGGCACCCCGGCCGGGAGCAGCATCCGGCCCAGTGGCGAATCGGGCTGGAACTGTCGCTGCAGTTCCACGATTTCGGACAGTCGGTCGCGGAGGTCACCGGCCCGGTCGGCGGTCACCTTGAAGCCGCCCTGCACCTCGTTCAGGTTGCCGGTCAATGCCATCGCCCCGTCGTTGACGGCGCTGAACACGATGTCGGCGAGCGGCTTGAACTTTGTTTGCATCGTGTTGGAGAGCTCTTGCCAGCTCTCCTTGCCGTCGTCGGTGGCCTCTTTCATCTCTTGGATGGACATGGCGGTGCCATCCAAGGCTTTGTTCAGTTTGTCCAACTCGAGGGCGCCGGAGGTGATGGCTTCGAGCATGGGGGCGAACGCGCGTGTGCCGAATGTTTCTATCGCCAGCATTCGGGCTGCGTTCTCGTCCCCGGCGTCGGACAGGCGTTTGATTTCGGTGATGGTGTCCTGCAAGGCCTCCCCGGCGCCGCGGCTATCCCCGGACAGTTTGACCAGCGCCGCCCGCAGCGCGGTCATGGTGTTTCCGCCCGATACACCGGCGGCGTCGAACGCCGCCATATACGACGACGCCTCCCCCATGTCCATACCGAATTGTTTGAACAGGGGGGCGCCGGAACGGACTTGGGAGATGATTTGACTGATGGGGGTGCCGGTGGCGCGGGAGACTGCGGCGAAGTCGTCGAGTGCTTTGGTGCCGCTTTCGGCGCTCACCCCGAATACCCGCATCGCCAAACCCAACTCGTGGATGTTGACGGTTTGCCCGGCTGCGTTGAGGGTGGCGATATCGGATGCCATGAGTCGTATCGACTCACCGGCAGTGTCGAGGTTCGGGAACTGTTGGGCGAGTTGTTCAACAACTTTACCGATGTCGGACAGTGAGGCGGCCGTCATGCTGCCGACGTCGCCGACGACATCTTGGAGTGCCGCTAGGCTTTCCCCGGTTCTACCCGTCGCCATCGTGATCGAGTCACCGATGCTGTCCCAGGTGTCACCCAAATCGTAGAGTGCTTTGCCTGCGGCGGCAGCAGCCACCACGATGCCACCGATCCCCAGCGCGGCCGCCCCCGCCCCCTCCGGGATTTTCGCGAAAACCGATTCGGCTGCCTTACCGAACCCACCCAGTTCTGCGGTGGCGCCATGCAACACCCCGGTGAGCCCGTCCCCAATACCCCGGGACAGCAGAGAACCCAGGTCGCTGCCCAGGCTGTCGAAGGCGCGGGTGGCGTCGCGTTTGACCGAGTCCAGGGAGTCGTCGAGTTCGACGTGAACGGGCAGCCTTATCGCCATCTACGTCCATCCCAGTTGTGCATGCAGATCCGCTCCCGCTTCGTCGTGGAATGTTTGTTCGGCCTCGGCCTCGGCCACCCGGGCGGCCATCTCGATCGGGTCGAGGTAGGTTTTCGGGTCGTAGGCGTTGTCGCCGCCCGCATACAACCCCGCCCGGTGCAGGGCGGTTTCGTTGTGCAGGTCTTTCAGCATTTGCTGCCAGATCGGCCAGTTTCCGCCGCGGTCGAATTCCCGTTTGAACGATGACTGTTCGGACAACTCTGCGAGTAACACCAGGGCCCGCCGCGACGACAGCCGGCCGGTGTGCCAGTCGGCGATATTCACCCGGTATTCGCGCAGGAGGTCGGCTTCAATCTCCCTCGGCCACAACCGGATCCTGGCCAGCATCTCCCACACTTTTCGGGTCGGCATCAACCCGATCCGACAACCGGCGATCCAGCTGGGCCAGGGCGGCGGTCACATCCGCGGCCCTACCGCCCGCCGCTTTGTAGCGGGCATACTTTTCTTCACCCCACACGGCGATGGCGACCCGCACCGCATAGGAGGGTTTCACCAGTTTCCCGTTCTTGCGGTAGGGGCGTTTCAGCCCGCCGGGGATGACGGTGCCGTCGGAGAGGG